TTCATCCGTGATGATGTAGATGTTTGCGTGGTGCCGATCTTTGACTCGATCCCACTTGCGGAAGTTCACGATGAATCCACCATTCACACGCTTGACCTGGATGTTGAGACCCTCGCTCCAATCTACTCCTGATTCTTCATCGCTGGTGGTGGCTCTCACAAGGCCCCGGCTCAGTGAGGCTGCCTCTTTACGATCATACATAACCTGCTCGTTTTCAATGGACCATCTTACCTTTTTCATGAACCAACGATCAAACCATTTCATCATGTTCTCCTAATCTATAAAACGTCACGTTCTGTATCAACTCATAATCCTGGGCAAAATGTTCCCGGAACACCTGTTGATATTTGGGTGTATCTAATATGCCTTGCCAGGCCCGGGTGGCCGACACATACTGTTCGCTGCGTTCCGACACATTCTGTGGCGCAGGTGCTGGCATATCAAAACCTTGTTGCCTCAAAAAGTGTTCCACATTGCGTGACAAGTTTTTATCACATTTAAAAAAAACAGCCTGATCAAGATCTAGTCCTGCTATGAAATCACTTTGTGGTGCCGAATGTTCGTCTTGTATCCATTTTGGCAGATTATCAAATATGCGATCTATTTGTGTCTGTGTGTATTGCGCCACCTTTTCCATGGCAGGACAGTTTGATATCCAACGTGCCTCGGGATCTCGCAACAAAATCAAAGGCCGATACCCAGTGAGATCGTGCATGGTAAAATTGCAATACACCCAAATATCATGGCTTTGTATTCCCAAACGTGCAAGATAATCCCTCATCCACATACTGGCGCATTTGGGGATATGAAAGTAGCACAGTTTCCTATGCTGATTCATAACCCCTTCGCCATATTCATGGCTGCTGGTCCAGGTGGCACCAGGATACATCACTTGCTTTGGGCTGGCAGGAGGTAGTTGTATACAGCCAGGCCTGAATCCACTGTGATCTGCATCACACCGTCATCAGACAGCTTCATGACCTTGTCCCCGGTCAGTGACAGGATGTTGATCACTGCTGCCACTGGATATGACCAAGCACGTTTGATCTGGCCCGTGACACCGGCCTGGAACACAAAGTCTCCAGCGTGTGTTGAGTGGTCACCAAAGAAAAACTTAAGGTCGCTGTTGTCAGTGCGCACCTGGAACACAGGTTCCTCTGCGTTGGCCTGGCTCTGCATCTTGAGTCGCAGGATGCTGGCTGCTGTGGGTTCAAACGTCACATGCCAATTGGCACCCTTGAATTTCATGGTCTTCATCTTTTCATTGATGATTTCTGTGGCCATGAAACGATAAGAGTTCTTGAAGTCGCCGGCGGCGTTTTCGAACTGTATGCTCTCCAGCACACCTGTGTCGCGGCGTTTGATATTCTGCTTGGCGTTTTCTTTGTATTCAGGCAAGTTCAACAGGATCTTGAGTTTGTTCAAGTTGGGCATGCCAAACACACCCATGAACTCAGGCACAGGGCCAGCGAATCGAGCATCCACCACCACGCTGCGGTCTTCTGCGATGCCTGCGATAGTGGTTTCGGTTTCGGTGCCTGTGATCTTGACGAGATCGATGCAGCCAAGGTCATGTGTGTGTGATACTAGGTCAAGTAAATGATCTTTCATGTGTTTCTCCTATGGTAGTATTATACAAGGTTTATTTAGATCGTGCTAGAGAATTGGTAAAACTCTTGTGATAGCTTGGCCGCCTCTCATGGTGCTGAAATCGCCAGGCTTGCGCAATTCAAGCCATGTGTTGGCTCCATCTATATCGTGTTCAAAAACAACATCGTAACCTAGAGACTGGGCTAGGTCTCGCACCAATGATCCGGGCGTGTAACAACAAAAATGCTGCTCCGCCAACTTTACTGCTTTTTCATGATCGCAATCGTTGAAGGTCAGAAACAACATACCTCCTGGTCGTAGCTTGGTGAATATTTCCGCCAAATACTGTTTGATCACTTCCATGGGTCGGAAGTTGAAAAAATAGTATACCAAACATAAACCAATCTGATCATCAGGCACACGTTTCAACAAGGGTTGATCTGAGCGTTCGTCGATCAAATACTTGCGCAATCTGGCCTGATATGGCTCAGGAAAACTTTCCAAGGCTGGCTTCAGTAGATCTAGATTTTGATCTAAGATATACAATGGATCCAGTCCTACTAGATGTTTGATCCAATCTTCTCGACCAGGTCGTATTATCATTCCAGGTCGCAGCCAATCTGCATGCACCCCCATTCGTGCTCGAAATATCTCATAGGTTTCTGGCGAGATAACGCAACGGCGATCAAGGATATAGTCCGTGCTTTCGTGGATCATTTCTTGATTGAACAAGCGATAACTTTCTTGGAACCAGTATTTGGACTCTTGATCTATCCGCGCTTGCACATCGCGTTTGAGACTTTCAAACTCAGTTTGATAATCTCTAAATGCTTGTTGGATGCTGTGATTACACCGTTCTAACCGCCGTGTCCGATCATCAAAGTCTGATACCCCACCAGCCACAAACTCAATTTGAGCTAGATCTTGTCTTGCTCGGCCTTGTGTCACAGCCGGATCCAGGCGTGCCAGTTCGTTGCGATAAGCGATGAGATCACTCAGCTTCATGCAACCTCAAACAAGTTTTGGAATGTGTTGGCAGTATTGGTAGCACTGGCTAGATCCCAGTCCAACACGCCCAGCAAATTGTCCACCTTGCCATCAACCACAGTAGCTTCCATCTCTGCGTCATCGAATGGCAGCTCTTTGAACCATTGGGGCAAGTGCTGCTCATCTGTGGGATAACCAATACTGGTCCAGCCCAAGGGATTGGGTCGGAGCTTGCACACGATGGTCTTCATGCCATCCACCACGGCCATGCTGTAGTTGTCTGAGTTCATGCGCCGTAGTGTGTTCCAGTTTAGTGCAGCCCGCACATGACCGGGCATGTTGGCTTTGCCTTCGCGTTCTTCCCGGGCGCCATACATGGTGAGATTGTTCACACGCTTGGGTGATCCTTTTTCCCAACCTGGCCGCTCAGTGAACTTGTATTTGAATTCGCGTATCTTGTCCACGATGCTGTCTCGTTCAGCACCATTGAGCACATCGTCCAAGATCTCGCTCAAGAACTCTTGTATGACCTTGGGCGTGTCACTGCGCTTGAGATCCAGGCCCATGGCCTTGACCTTGCCAGGTTTGCCATTCACATCCTGCCGCTTGTTTTCCTTGTCAAAATACAACAAGGCATAACGCTTCTTGGTGATGAACAAGCCCTTGGAAGCCACGATCTCTCGACCGCCGCGGATCACGGATCCCAGTTCTCTGGGGCAGTGGAATGCCTGTTCCATGAATCCCGGGAAGCTGTCATTGACCTGGTCCGCGATACTGTTGTATAGAGCGATGCAGATTTCCTTGCTCCACTCCATGCGTCCTTCACGCACTTCGTCCCGGATAGCGGGCCAGGCAGTGAAGTAACAGGAGTCTGTGTCACCGTAGATTATGGAATCACCCACGTGATCATACTTGCCTGTGACGCACTCATTCACATAGGCATCCATGTGTCGGGCGATAGCACGACCTGTGAGCGTGGTTGATTGACCAATGCGCTTGTCAAAGAATCTGCAACCCGGATTCAAGATAGCACCATACAGGCTGTTCAGGTTGATCTTCTTGACCAGCTGGCGCTTGTCCCAGTATTCTTCTTGCACCTTGTCCCCGGCATTGATAGCTTCTCGTAGTCGGGCCTGCATCTCTTTGCGTTCTGCATACCAACGCTTGAGCAAGCCTGGGATCACTGCTTCTTTCTCATAGGTGAATATGGTGCCATTGGCTGTGATCACCCAGGGTCGGTTGCTGTCAAATATCATGGGCCAGATGTCAGCGGCGCTATGCACAGTTTCCTCACCGTTGCTCCAGTCTATGGTGATTTCTGTGCCACGCTCGCGTTCCATCACCGAGGTGTATTCCAGGCTACCAAACAAACCTTCCCACGCTGCCGCAAAGCTCTGGCCCTCGGCCATGCGCTCACGGATCAGCCTATCGGTCATTGTGGGTCGGAGTTGACCAACGATGGTTTCTGGGCCCATGTTGCAGGCCCGGATCGCAGAAGGATACAAACTGTTGATGTCGATTGATCCGACCCATTCGTGTATGCCTTTTTTGGGATAAGCAACATAGGCACCTGCGGCTTGCGTGTCTTCATCTGTGAGTCTCTCTTTCCGGTTGGGTACTACCATACCACGTTCGTGGGCTTCATTGATGATGGCTTGCTCGGTCACTGCCACTGCACCCATGGTGGTTTGCAGCAGCACTGTGTTTTCATGTGCCAGTGTGTTGGCCAGATCCAGGAATCGCAGCTTGGTATCAAACTTGGCGATCAGCATGGTGTCTTGGCGGTTGTATTCGATAAAGGTCCTGAAGTTCTGATTATACAGCTGATCCAAGGTGCCTTCGAACGCTGTCTTGCGTTCATCCAATTCATACTCACCAATGGCATCCAGGCTGTATGAGTGGCGTTCTTCATAGGTGTATTTGCGATACAGTTGCATATAGTCCATATGCACCCTGCCCACCAAGTCATAGGTCTCTTGTTCGGCACCGAATCGTTCAAACATGCGCTTCTTGGGATACTGTCCCCACAGGCACATCCTGCGTGTGTCATCCTTGCTGAGCACACGAGTGATGCGGTTGATGGTATATGGGATATCAAAGCCTTCACTGTTCCAACCACTCAGCGCATCAGCATCTTGGATGAGATCCAGGAATGTGTTCAAGAGATCCGCTTCGTTGTCAAACACCAAACAGTTCTCGAACTCAGCCGCGATCTCTGTGGCTGTTTCACGGCTCATGTGTCGGGGTGGGATCACCAATGTGACCATCTGCTGCAACCAGTCCATGTAGATGCTGATAGCAGTGATGGGATTGAATGGATCCTCGGGCTTGCTGAAACCTCGCACAGGATCAAAGTCTACCTCAATATCGAAAAATGCAGTATTGAGTCTGGGCGCATCCTGTCCCTTGTAATTTTCTTCCAGGCAGCGGAAGATGGGATTGATGTCGCTCTCATACAGTTGTTTTCCGCCATGCATGCGGATTTCTTTGCGGAACTCTTTGTTGTTGCGTGTGCTGAATCTGCTGACAGGCGTGTCAAAGATGCTGCGGAACTTACCCCTGGGATCATCGTAGTAGAAGATATAGTTGGCCGGATATTCCCGATACTGCCGTTGTCCATCTCGTCGTTCTACCACATGGATGCGATCATGCTCGCGATCAAACAATCCATCTACATAACTCAAATCTTTTCTCCTTGTGGCTTATGGCCCACTCGCCGTTCTACATGCCCGTGATGTGGGCGACTCGCTGATACTTATCTCAGTCAACAAACTCTACTTTTTTAAACGTATGCAGTTTATCCAGCAAAGGTTGGAGGCCCTTGACGTACCCGATAGGAAACTCCAATGGCAATGATTCCGCTTGTTTGCCATGTGATGCTGCCCATTGAGCGAATTGTTGTGACCGGTAAATCTGTTTCTTGGTGCTATCCAGTTCAATCTCAAAGCCACCAAATGACCCAAGCCTACCAGTGCAGTCTTGGGCATTGAGATCATCATTGTCATAGAAACTCTGGAGCACACATTTGCCCAAGATGGATCTATCCAATGTAACCATGGGCGATTCCATGGCCAGGTAATCGTTGAAGTTGTGCTGTAGATCATTGTGTGTGAATTCTAACCATGGATCTAAATCTGTAGTAGACTTTTTGATTGGTTTGAACAGCACAAACGACAGTGGATGTTGATCCTGGATCCATGTTTTATTTTTGTGTGGATGAGTGAAATCCTCCAGCCGGTGAACTGATTGATTTATACGATCTAGCAGATCCAACCACTGTTGGAAATCCATATGTGACGGTAGCTTGAATCCAGGATCAAACGGATTAGGTTGGTTTGGATCGTTCCATAGTTCGTGATACCATAACACATTGTAAGTGAACAACCTATGCAACCGATTCAGTGTTTCCTGTTGTCGATCAAACTGTTCTGGGATTGACCACGGAATTTGATATCCCAAGGTCTCCAATTCCATCATGGCCGACTGTATCTGGGTCCAGTGTTGGCCAACAGTGGCATCGGGCGTTCTGATCCAGTGTGAAGATTTTATCAAGGACGGACTGTAATAATTTTTGTCGGCTGTGATTTTCTGGAAATGCTTGAACCATCGGGCCACTGTATCATTCTCTAATAGAATGATTTCTGTGAACGACTCATCCTGGAAAACTAGGTGTAATTTCATAGCTTAGTATACAGTATGCCATTGGTTGTCTGCATCCACATAGGGAAACAAACTGTTCCAGAGCACGATATCGGAATCATAAAACCAACTGAGATGATTGTGAGCATCAATTTGTGGATGTAATTCTTGGAGCCGACGATGTAGCTGTTGCTTGAATGGTTCACTGGTATTGAGATGCGGTATTTCACCCAAGGTGATTCCATGCTGGGCCAGATACTTTCTGGTAAGCAAATCCACATCAAGTTGTTTGTGCATGGGAATCCAATGACATCGTTGAGCATGAGAGCCCATGCTCCAAGTTACCGGATAACTATGCATGTCCATCACAGCCCTGACCCACATCTGTTGCCACACAGGATCTTCTACCAGATGTGTTATGTGATTTTGGCACAAGAATTCCGCAGTGCCGGCAAAGTGTCGTTCTATGGGATCACGGAAGTGACCAAATATCTCTATGCCGGCGTCCAAGAGATCCAGTTGAGTGCGTGTCCAACCTATTCCGGCAAACAGTTGAGTATATGTGGTGCTGGCGTTCTTGGCGATAGGCACATATCCAACTGAGCCGTGGACCCAAACATCCATTACAGTGTTTTGCCTACCGTGGTCAGGATTTGTTCCAGCAGCTCGTGGTCTTGCTGTTCCTTGCCAAATTCAGCCTTGTGCGCGATGCGGATGGCCTTTTTCAGCATGTTGGGTTTGATCTCCATCTCTTCGGCGATGGCCTTGATGGTATCGCTCAAGCCACCATTGAGTGTTTCGATTTCATGCATGACCTGCATGCCTTCGTTGATGATGTTGGTGAGTTTGGCTTTTTGTTCTGCGGTAAAAACACGGCTGGTCATAGTAATACTCCTTGGAAAAACAGCTATTATACAGTATAGCTACAAGAAGTCAATGGCGACTGGTGGTATTGTGTTGGTTGGTTGTTCAAATCTGTATCATTCAGGATCCAAGCCACCATTTTGAAACGTTCTCGGGGCACACCAAAATAGTTGCACTTCAG